AAGTTTGACATAGAAAGAGATAGAACAAATAGACCAATGGAAATTAAATTTATTAAAAAATCTTAGGAGGAAATATAAATGGAATTAACAATTACCATCAAAGCACCAGAATTAGCACACGCATTAGAGACTTTAGCAATAGCAATAGGCTGCACAGTAGACAAAATTGGGGTAGGTGAAGCAATAACAGAGGCAGTAACACAGGCACCATCTGTACAAGTAGTTCAGCCACCAATACAACAGACAGTACCACAAATAGTACAAACTATGCTACAAGCACCTGTGCAAACACAACCTCTGCAGCAAGCTCCAATAATACCACAACAACCAATGCAACAACAGCAAGTACAGCAAGCACCAATATATAACGCTCCAATACTACAACAAAATGCAACTGTACCTACACAGGCACAAACTTATACAATGGATCAATTAGCTGTAGCAGCAACGCAGTTAATGGATGCTGGAAAGCGAAATGATTTAATAAATTTATTGGGACAATTTAATGTTCCGGCACTTACTGCATTACCTAAAGACCAATACGGCGCATTTGCTACAGCACTACGCGGAATGGGGGCGAAAATATAATGTCTATAGTTCCAATAGCAGAAATTAAGATAGAAGAGCGACAACACGCTCTACTGTCTGCAAGCAGCTCTTCAAGGTGGTTAAAATGCACACCAAGCGCAAGATTAGAAGAGAGATTTCCCGAGGTATCAACTGAATATGCAGAAGAGGGTAGATTGGCACATGAAATTGCAGAACTGAAACTTAAGAAAATTTACACTGATCCAATGGGTACACGCAAGTATAATTCTGAAATGAAAAAGCTACAAGAAAATCCCCTTTACAAAGAAGAAATGCAAGGATATACAAATGATTATGCTGATTATATAGCGGGTATAGTACATAGCTTTGATTCACAACCATATGTGGCATTAGAAAAAAGGATTGACTATAGTAATTATGCTCCTGAAGGTTTTGGTACCGGTGACTGCATTATCATAGGTTGTAAAACACTACATGTAATAGATTTTAAATATGGTGCTGGAGTTCCAGTAAGTGCCGATAAGAATACTCAAATGATGTTATATGCATTGGGAGCTTATGAAACATACTCTTTACTATATGATATTCAGAATGTCAAAATGGCAATATTTCAACCAAGGCTAGATAGTTTATCCGAATATGAATTATCAATAGGTGCATTGCTTGGTTGGGGAATAAGCATAAAAGAACCTGCACAAATGGCCTTTGATGGAAAGGGGGAATATGTTCCAGGAGATCACTGCGGATTCTGCAGAGCCAATGCAATATGTTCTAAAAGAACAAAATACTTTATTGAACTAGAAGAACATGAATTTGCAGAACCTCCTATATTAAACAATAAACAAGTTGGTGAAATATTAATAAAGGCTCAAAATTTAGTTAGATGGGTTAAAAAACTTGAAGATTATGCGCTATCTGAATGCTTAAAGGGCAATGAAATAGATGGGTGGAAATCAGTTGAAGGTCGAAGTAACAGAGCATTTATTGATATTGATAAAGCTTTTGAAACACTAAAGGCAAATGGCATAGATGAAGTAATGCTTTATGAAAGAAAGCCAATAACATTAACAGCAACAGAACAACTTATTGGTAAAAAGAAATTTAATGAATTACTTACTGATTATGTGGATAAGCCACCAGGTAAACCTACACTTGCACTCGTAAGTGATAAGAGACAAGCAGTAACTAATCAGACATCCGCAGAGGAAGCTTTTAGAGAACCAATAGAAAACACAAACAATATCTCAGGAGGAAATGAAAATGGCAAATAATACACAACAAGTAACAACAGGGAAGGTAAGATTATCATATGTACATGTGTTTAAACCATATGCACATCAACCAGGACAAGATGAAAAATATAGCACAACAATATTAGTTCCAAAGAATGATGTATCAACAAAAATGAGAATAGATGCAGCTATACAAGCAGCAACCCAAGTAGGAATTGCTGAGAAATGGAGTGGTGTAAAACCACCAATATTAGCAATACCTGTTTATGATGGCGACGGAGTTAGACCAAGTGATGGAATGCCTTTCGGACCAGAGTGTAAAGGACATTGGGTATTTACTGCAAGTAGCAAGCAACCAATAGCAGTTGTAGATGCTGGCTTGAACCCCATCATAAATCAATCTGATATGTACAGCGGAGTGTATGCAAGAGTTAATGTTTCATTTTACCCGTATGCTAGCAATGGTAAAAAAGGTATAGGATGCGGATTAGGACCAGTACAGAAGTTAGAGGAAGGAGAGCCATTAGGTGGTACTGTTTCAGCTGAAGCTGCTTTTGGTGGTGCTAATGCCTTCTCTGCAAATAACTATGGACAGCAACCGGCATATCAAGCTCCACAGTATCAACCACAATACACACCTGTTCAACCACAGTATCAAGCGCCTATACAACCACAATATAATCAACCACAGCAACAAATGTATCAGCAGCCACAATATCAATCGCAGATTGATCCAATAACCGGTGCTCCTATAGTGCCAGGTGGTGTTATGGGTATATGATTTCCATAAAAAGAGATACAACGCAATGTAAAGAAAAGTGGTATTCCGTCACAGATAAAGGTATTATCTGGGGCGGTAGCCGTGAAATAGTTGAGAGAAAAATAAAAAGGCTTAATGCCAAAGAAAAGTATATAAGACGGGAGGAAAAGCTAAATGAATAGACATCTTTCAATAGACATAGAGACTTTTTCTTCTGTGGATATTAAAAAAGCGGGATTGTACAAATATGTACAGTCCCCTGATTTCCAAATATTACTTTTCGCATATAGTTTAGACGGACAGCCGGTACAAATAATTGACTTAGCTCAAGGTGAGCAGATTCCAGCAGAAATAAATGTTTTTATGGTTGGTAATGGAGTAATTAAACATGCTTATAACGCTCCATTTGAATGGTACTGTTTAAGTAAATATTATAACTTTAGTAAAGAAGATAGTTTATTATGGCTCCACCAATGGAATTGTACTATGCTACATGGTTTATACTGCGGTTATACAGTAGGACTTGGCGCTACAGCTATAGCTTTAGGACTACCGGAAGACAAAAGAAAAATGGGTATAGGCAAATCTTTAATAAATTTATTCTGTAAGCCATGTAAACCTACAACTAAAAATGGGAATCGTACGAGGACATTACCTCCCCATGAACCTGAAAAGTGGAATTTATTTAAAGAATACTGTAGGCAAGATGTTGTTACGGAGATGGAAATAGAAAAACGTATAAGTTATTTTCCAGTAACTGAATTAGAACAAAAGCTGTGGGAGCTGGATCAGCGCATAAATGCTTATGGAGTAGTGGTTGATAAACAATTAATAGAAAGCGCATTATATTGCTCTGAATTTATAACAAATGAATTAATGAAAGAAGCAATTGAGATATCTGCGCTTGATAACCCTAAAAGTGTAGCTCAACTTAAAAAATGGCTAGAAAAAGAAACTGAAGAAGAAATAGATAACTTGCAGAAAGAAACAGTGAAAGGATTAATTAAAAATACAGAAAATGAGCAAGTAAAAAGAATGTTAGAAATAAGGCAAGAATTATCCAAAACTAGCGTAAAAAAATACACGGCCATGGACACTGCCGTATGTGGAGATAGCAGAGTAAGAGGACTTTTACAGTTCTATGGAGCTAATAGAACGGGTAGATGGGCAGGTCGATTAGTACAAGTACAAAATTTACCACAAAACCATTTAGAAACTTTATCTTATGCTAGGGAGCTAGTTAAATCAAAGAAAATAGATGCTATAAAATTTATATATGGAAACATACCTGATACATTATCTCAACTTATCAGGACAGCTTTTATCCCGACTACTGGAAACATATTTGTTGTAGCAGACTTTAGTGCCATAGAAGCAAGAGTAATAGCGTGGCTAGCCGGAGAAAGCTGGAGACAAGAAGTATTTGCTACTCATGGCAAAATTTATGAAGCCTCTGCGAGTCAAATGTTTGGTGTACCCATTGAACTCATAAAAAAAGGTAATCCAGAATATGAATTAAGACAAAAAGGCAAAGTAGCAGAGCTAGCACTTGGTTATCAAGGTGCATCAGGTGCACTCATAAGTATGGGAGCTCTAAAGATGGGATTAGCTGAAGAAGAGTTACCTGACATAGTACAAAGATGGAGAAATAAGAATAAACGTATTGTAGACCTATGGTACAGTTTAGAGAATACAGCCATAAGTGTAATGAGAACCGGACAGCCTGCTGGTGTTAAAGGATTAATGTTTGCTAGAGAGGGCGATTATATTAATGGCCAAGATTTTCTAACAATTACATTACCAAGCGGTAGAAAATTATTTTATGTTAAACCTTTCCTGTCTCCTAATCAATGGGGCAATGACAGCATCCATTATTATGGCATGGATCAGACAACTAAAAAATGGACTACGATGGATACATATGGCGGTAAATTAACTGAGAACATTGTCCAGGCCATAGCAAGAGATTGTTTGGCAGAAAGTTTAAAACGATTAGAGGATGCAGGATATCAAACAGTAATGCACGTACATGATGAAGCAATACTGGACGTACCTATAGAATATGCTGACTTAGATAAAGCATGTGAAATAATGGGACAGCCTATTTCATGGGCACCAGGATTACTGCTTAGAGCAGATGGATTTACAACAGAATTTTATAAAAAGGAGTAACGCTCCATGAATAATGATAGACAAATAAAAATAAGTGCTGCAGGTAGTCGTAAAGCTACAAAATGGCCACAGCAAAAATTAATGTGGAGTGAATTTGTTGAAAAGCTTAAAACTCCAGTAAGAAGCACAGAAACATATGAAGAATATTTAGCATTATCTAAAACTAAGAAAGATGACCTGAAAGATGTAGGCGGTTTTGTAGGAGGTTCTCTTGACGGTAATTTAGGACGTAAGGCAGATAATGTTATGGGTAGAGATATCTTAACATTAGACATGGATAATATACAACCAGGACAAACACAAGATGTGTTAAGACGTGTAGATGGTTTGGGGTGTGGTTGTGTAGTCTATTCTACAAGAAAGCACTCAGAAGCAACTCCAAGGCTAAGAGTTATATTACCATTAGATAGAACGTCTACAGCAGATGAGTATGAACCCTTAGCAAGGAAAATAGCATCAATAATAGGTATGGATTTATGTGATCCTACAACATTTCAAGCGCATAGACTTATGTATTGGCCGAGTTGTTGCTCAGATGGACAATTCATATATCAATATGGAGATAAACCCTTTCTTTCTGCAGACGGCGTTTTGGCCATGTATGGAGATTGGCATAATATCGCAGAGTGGCCACAAGTACCAGGAGCTCCACAAGCACAAGCTAAACTTGCAGCAAAGCAAGGAGATCCCACCGCTAAGACTGGAATAGTAGGCGCATTTTGTAAAATATATGATGTTTTTAAAGCAATAGAGACATTTATACCTGATGCATACGATACGTGTGATATGGACGACAGATTGACTTATACAGGTGGTTCAACAACTGGTGGAGCAATTATATATGATAATGGTAATTTCATCTATTCGCATCATGCTACTGACCCTGCAGGTGGAAAACTGTGTAATGCTTTTGATTTAATAAGATTACATAAATTCGGAGAGCTGGACGCTGATGCAAAGCCAGATACTCCCACAAATAAATTACCGAGTTATACAGAAATGTGTAAGTTTGCTATTGCTGATACATATATAACAACGCTCATGATCCAGGAGAGATACGACAAAGCTACACAAGAATTTGAAACACCCGCTGATGATGATGAAAATTGGAAGAGTAAACTTATAGCAAGTCCTACAACAGGTGCTATTGCAAAGACCATAAATAATATAATTATTATACTTGAACATGATCCACATTTAAAAAACAAATTAGCATTTGATGAATTTTCAAATCGTGGTTTAGTGCTTGGTGCGCTACCGTGGAACTTTAAGAACGAAAGACGATTATGGGCAGACGTAGATGACTCTGGAATAAGAAACTATTTAGAGTTGACATATGGAATAACAGGTAAAGAAAAAATACTTGATGCTGTGGCCTTGGTGGCAAACAAGAACACAATTAACGATGTAAAAGAGTATTTGACAAGTCTTGAATGGGATAGTGTAAAAAGGTTAGATACTTTGCTCGTAGACTATCTTGGAGCCAATGACACGCCATATACCCGTGCGGTAATACGTAAGTCATTATGTGCAGCTGTGGCCAGAATAATGATGCCCGGCACAAAATATGATTACATGCCAATCTTAATAGGTCCACAGGGTTTAGGTAAAAGTACTTTCTTAAGATTGCTTGGACGTAAATGGTATTCTGATAGTTTACAAACATTCGAAGGCAAAGAAGCATCAGAGATGATCCAGGGAACATGGATAAATGAAATAGGTGAACTTAATAGTATGAACCGTTCAGAGACAAATGCTGTAAAGCAGTTTCTGAGTAAAACGGATGATATATACAGAGAACCATATGGACGTAGGACTAAAAATTATCCAAGAAGAAGTGTTTTCTTTGGCACAACAAATGAAAGTGAGTTCTTAAAAGATAGAACGGGTAATAGACGTTTTTGGCCAGTAGATACAGGTATAAATGAAACAGCAAAGAATATATTTGAAGAACTCGAGAATGAAGTAGACCAAATATGGGCTGAGGCAGTTATATATTGGCAACTAGGAGAGGCATTATACCTACGAGGAGCTGCAGAAGAAGAGGCAAAAATAATTCAAGAAGAGCACAGAGAATCAAATGCAAAAGAAGGGCTCATAAAGGCATTTTTAGAAAAACCAATACCGAAAGACTGGGAGAAGAGAACATTGGAACAACGTAGAATGTATTGGAACGCGGAGTTTGCAAGAGACCAGGTTGAAACAATGATACGCGACCGGGTATGTGCATTAGAGGTTTGGTGTGAGTGCTTTGGCGGGGATATAAAATATCTTAAACGTGTAGAAGCATTAGAAATAAACGGAATAATAGCCGCCTTGCATAATTGGAGACGTATAAAAAAAGCATCAAGATTTGGCTATTGTGGTGTGCAAAAAGGGTTTGAAAAATTGTAACTTTGAATTGTAACTTTGTATTAAAAGTTGTAACTTTCTACTTCAAAGTTACAAATGCTGAAATATTGGCAGTAACTTTATGATGAAAGTTACAAACAAAGTTACAACAAAGTTACAAAGAATTTAATTGAAAAATCAATCTTTATTTATATTATGTAACTTTGTAACTTTAAATTACATATAAATAATAATAATAGATAGATACACATATATAACGCCTAATGTGCCTGTACGCAATACGTCATATACGCGTATAGAAAGTTATAATTTGAGGAGTGAAACAAATTGAGAGAAAAAGTAATTGAAGAGTATTTAAGGGATGAAGTAAAAGCCATAGGTGGAAGAGCATATAAATTTGTATCGCCCGGTAATATTGGGGTACCAGATAGACTAATAGCTTTGCCGGGAGGAATAGTTGCTTTTGTAGAATTGAAAGCACCAGGTAAGAAATCAACACCAATACAGGAGATGCAGCAGAAAAGGTTATTACAATTAGGCTTCTACGTAAAAATTGTAGATAGCAAAGCAAAAGTTGACAAATTGATAGAATGCTTTAGAAAGATGATAGGGGCATGAAATTTATACCGCATGCATATCAGAAGTATTGCATTAACCGTTTACTTACGGATAAAGATTTAGGACTTTTTCTAGATATGGGTTTAGGCAAAACAGTAATAACATTAACAGCTATAAACGATTTAAAGTTTAACAGATTTGCGATAAATAAAGTTTTAGTTATAGCACCTAAGAAAGTAGCAGAAGCTACATGGAGCAAAGAGGCCAATAAGTGGGACCATCTAAAACTATTAAGAGTTATACCAGTATTAGGCACTTTGAAAAAGCGCATCAACGCATTAAATACGCCAGCTGATGTTTATGTAATTAATAGAGAAAATGTTCAATGGTTGGTTGAATATTACCGAAATGCATGGCCATTCGATATGGTTGTTGCAGATGAGTTTAGCAGTTTTAAAAATCATAAAGCTAAAAGATTTAAATCATTAACATGGGTACGGCATAGCGTAGATAGGTTCGTAGGATTAACAGGTACGCCTGCACCAAATGGATTGTTGGATCTGTGGGCTCAAGTGTTTTTGTTAGACGGTGGCCAACGATTAGGAAAAACAATTGGCCAATATAGAGAGCACTACTTTGATCCTAACCAGAGAGACAGAGAGCACGTTTTCAATTATATGCCTAAGTTTGGCGCAGATGAAGCGATACAACAACAGATTGGTGATATATGTGTAAGCATGAAAGCAGAAGACTATTTGGATCTACCTGATTGTATAACGGTTACTGTACCAGTTATCCTGGATGATAAAGCAAGTGCAGCGTATAAGAAGTTAGAAAGAGACATGCTGCTTGAAGTAGATGAATCTACAATAGATGCAGGATCTGCAGCAGTACTTACAAATAAATTACTACAGTTGTGTAATGGCGCAATTTATGACGAAGATAGGAATGTAGTAGAAATACACAAGTGCAAGATTGAAGCTTTTATGGAGCTGATAGAAGGTCTTAATGGACAACCTGCATTAGTGTTTTATAATTTTAAACATGATTTAATTAGGATAAAAAAAGCTTTGGCCAACAGTGGATTAGTAGTAAAAGAATTAAAAGGACCACAGGAGCAGGACGAATGGAACGATAAAAAAATTGATTTATTACTAGCACATCCGGCAAGTGCAGCATACGGATTAAACCTGCAGCAAGGTGGAAACCATGTAATCTGGTTTGGCTTAAACTGGAGTTTGGAATTATACCAACAAGCCAATGCCAGACTATACAGACAAGGTCAAACACAGAAAGTGATCATACACCATTTGACTGTAGAAGGTGGTGTTGATGAAGATGTAGTTAACGCCCTTGCAGATAAAAGTAGTACACAGGATAGATTAATGGAATCTCTAAAAGCTAAGATAAAAGAAATTAAAAGGAGTGATTAAAATATTAACAGCAGAACACAGGGAAAAAATAAAATATCTTAATCAATATAGATACACAAATGCAGAAATTGACAGAAAAATAAAATGCCTGGAAGATTGTAAAAGTAAAATATTTAATGTAACTGGAACATTAACAGATATGCCAAAGAGTAAGAATCGTAGTAACACAATAGAGAACGGCATTACCTCAATAGACGAAATTGAACAAACAATTAATCAAGACATAGATAAGCTTCTTGAAACAAGAACAGATATTGAAAAGGTGATAGATGTTATCGAGGATTTAAAACTTAGGGAGATTATGAAATGCAGATATTTAGATTTCAAGACATATGAACAAATAGCAGTTGATTGTAATTATAGTTATCAGCAGGTAATTAGAATTCATGAAAAAGCGTTAGATTTAATAAAAATATAAACATAAACATGGTATAGAATGTTAGTATAAATCTGTGATATGGTTATGCTACCGAAGTTGACAAACTTAAATCGGCATTTGTAAAACCCCCTTTGAAAAGACATTACTGGAAAGTAGTGTCTTTTTATGTATAATATTGTAGACAGGAAATGTTTTCCGTTGTATAATGATGGAAAAACATGCATCCTGGGGAGGGTTTATAAATGGCAGATACGAGAAAAATAAAACATGAAGAAGAAAAATGTCCTTACAGTATTGAATATCTTAAGGTTATAATGAAACATTATAAAAAGAACTTTAAGGATTTTCAGATTGATATAATGTTTGTAATAAAGCCTATTGCAAAAGGTAAAAATTACAAAACTTATATGTTTCAATGTTCAAATTCATCTATAGAGGTTGCAATTCTAAATACTTTAGAAAATATTGATAGCATTTTAAATAAACGCAAACTTGATAATTATGATTTAGAAGTATCAATTGATGAAACTATACAAACAATAGAAAAAGAAAAGGTGTTGAATAGTGAAAATATATTATCTCAGATTACAATAGAATACAATGATGAAAATACTTTAAATGAAAAGATCAATTTTGATAAATTAGATTTTCTTGTTATACAAATAAGTTCTAAAAAGTCAGATATGCCAAGTATCACAATATTTAAAAAGCATTTACGATTATCGAGTAAATATAAAAACTCTCTTAAAGGTACATTTTATGGCAAGGAATATAAGCCTTTTAATAAAAATATACTTATAATCGGAGATAATGTAGATGCAATATTAATAAATGATTTTTATTATATTACTAATAGAAATAATTTCAATTCTATGTTAAATTTTAAAGATATTTATCATAAAATAATAATGGAAAACTCAAAAGATATAATAGAGTCAAATTTACTTAATAATACAAGACAGTTTATAGAAGATTGTCAAGGTGATGGTAGGTATTTACAAAGGTTAACAAAAGCTATATTAGCTGACGGATTTAAAAATGTTAAGGAATATCATAGTAATTTACCTAATTTAATTAAAAAGCATAAACTGAAGCTAAGTCTTAACAGAAATAAAGAAATAGTATATGATAAAAGCAATATTAATGAAGTGTTAAATTTGCTATTGCAGCATTATGTAACTAGTGACTTAACACAAAAAAGTATGATAGCTAGAGCTATCGAGAGTTATAACGAATAGAGGATTTTTTATGTGGAACAAAATTATGTTGTTTATTTCATCGTATATACCTTTATATGTTTTGTTGATTATTAAAAATATTCTTGAAAGAGCAACTAATAAAGGAAAGTTTATAGATATTATCCAAAAATTTAAAGTTGCAGTTTTCTTTGATGAAATAAACGACTATGCAATTATAGTATTATCAATAATGTGCGTTAGTTCATTTTTGTATTTGTATCATAAACTGAAAGATGCAAAAGGAGGGAAATTCTACACGGTCACAAGTTTAACTGACGAAACGAGTAATTATTATTTTAGCTATATCTCTATATATTTACTCTCCAGCTTAGGGCTCTCTTTAAATAATATTGTTGATAACTTTGTGTTTCTTTTTTTAATGGTTATTGTTGGTTACATTTATATTAGTAATAATATGGTTTATATGAATCCTATAATTAATTTTATAGGATATAAGGTGTTTGACTGTACATTAGATTCAAAAAATACCAATGATAAAAACATACAAAGTATAATTGTTATAAATAAAAAAATGCACGTTAAGATGGGTGATGAAATAGACGCTTCTGGTAAAAGTGGATTTATTTTTGTAAGTAATATAATAAAGAAAGATGAATAAGAACTCTTAACAGGGTTCTTTTTTAATACAAGAAAGAAGGTGAGCAGGATTACATACAAATGTTATACAAGATGGAATAAAGAATATCTAATATGTTTATGCAAAAAAGATAACCCTGCTTGCGATAGATATAAGTCATGCGAAGTGAGTGACTTCGAGCATAAGAAGTATGAAGACTTAAAGGATTGCATGAAGCATGATAAGTTCAAGAGAGTAAAGAGAAAGTTAAAACAGTATTGACAATACAATAAATGGGGTGGTGGTGTGACAAACTATGAATTAGCAGAAGTAGATTATATAAACGGAATGAAATATAAGGATATTGCCGATAAATATAGTGTCACTATAAACACAGTTAAGTCATGGAAGCAAAGATACAAATGGAATAGAAAAAGTATGCATACAAAAAAAGAAAAAGTGTGCACACAAAACAAAATGGATGCACCGTTAAAAAAGCCAATAGCTAAAGAAGTTAAACAGGTAATGGATAATCCTGACTTAACTGATAAGCAGCGGCTTTTTTGTTTGTATTTTATAAAGAATTTCAATGCAACAAAGGCTTATCAGAAAGCATATGAATGCGATTACTATACAGCTGCTTCAATAGCCTATAGGATGTTGGAGAATGTTGGAGTAAAAAATGAACTCAATCGTCTTAAACAAGATAGGCTCAATCAAGCATTCCTAAAGCCTGAGGATATATTTCAAAAGTATATGGACATAGCATTTTCTGATATAACAGATTTTTTAGAATTTGGGAGAGAAGAAGTTCAAGTAATGGGTCCATTTGGTCCTTTATTTGTAAAGAGTGAAGAAGATGGAGAATCAACGCCTATAACTAAAACAGTAAATACAGTTAAATTTAAAGAATCAATCAACGTAGATGGAACTCTCATATCCGAGGTTAAGCAAGGGAAGGATGGCACATCGCTAAAATTGCACGACAGAATGAAAGCTTTACAATGGCTTACAGATCATATGGACATGGCTACAGAGAAACAAAGAGCAGAGATAGCAATTTTAAAAGCCAAAGCTAATTTAGATGATGATGGTATTACTGAAGATGATGGATTTATAGAAGCTTTATCAGGAAAGGTTGATGAGATATGGCAGGAAGAATAATAAAAGCCATATTCAAATTTAAGCCCTTCTCTAATAAGCAACTGAAAGTATTAACATGGTGGCTCCCTAACTCACCAGTTCGTGACAAAGATGGTATTATTGCAGATGGAGCAATAAGAAGTGGCAAGACATTATCAATGTCATTATCGTACGTTATGTGGGCCATGGAAACATTCACACAACAAAACTTTGGTATGTGTGGAAAGACGATAGGTTCATTTAGACGTAATGTTTTATTTTGGTTAAAATTAATGCTCCGGTCAAGAGGTTATGGAGTTGTAGATCATAGAGCAGATAATTTAGTAATAGTTAGCAAAGGTGATGTTACTAACTATTTTTATATCTTTGGTGGTAAGGACGAACGGTCACAAGATTTGATACAAGGTATCACTCTTGCAGGCTGTTTTTTTGATGAAGTTGCGCTTATGCCTGAATCATTTGTTAACCAGGCAACAGGTAGATGTTCAGTAGATGGTTCAAAGTTTTGGTTTAACTGTAACCCAGATGGACCATTTCATTGGTTTAAAGTTAATTGGATAGATAAGTTAGATATTAAGAACCTCCTATATTTGCACTTCACTATGGAAGATAATTTAAGCCTGGCAGAGAAGATTAAAGCAAGATATAGGTCAATGTATAGTGGTGTATTCTATGACCGTTATATTAGGGGCTTATGGGTTGTGGCAGAGGGTGTTATTTATGACATGTTCAATGCTACAAAGCATGTGTTAAATGAAATAAAAGATTTGATTACAACTACTTATTATGTCAGTTGCGACTATGGTACTCAAAACGCTACTGTTTTTCTTTTATGGTGTAAAGATACAAAAGGAAAATGGATTTGCATCAAAGAATATTATTATTCAGGTAGAGATGAATCAGAGCAAAGGACAGATGGCGAGTATGCAGATGATTTAAAAATATTCTTAGGAGACATTAAACCAAAGTCAATAATAATTGATCCAAGTGCTGCATCTTTTATAGCAGAGCTTAGGAAACGAGGATACCACATAAAGAAAGCTAAAAATGATGTAGTAGATGGTATTAGATATGTAGCATCATTACTCAATCAAGAGAAGATAGTTTTTTCAGTTGAATGTATTAATACAATATTAGAGTTTAATTCGTATATATGGGATGCAAAGGCTTCAGCGCGTGGAGAAGATAAACCAATTAAACAACATGACCACGCAATGGATGCTGTTAGATATTTCTGTTATACAATAATATTCAAAGGCAATGGTATTTCAATATTTAAATAAAAGAGGTGTATGAATGATTAATAATAGTATTAACATGTTAACAACAGAGGAATTAATAAAAGAATACATTGATGATTTTAACGCCTCTAAAGAGCGAAAACTTATGCTTAAAGGCGAAAACTATTACAAGGTAGAGAATGATATACTTAATCGTAAAATGATACGATTTGAGAATGAACAACCGGTAGAAGATGAAACCAAGACTAATAATAAGTTAGCCCATGGCTTCATGCATAACCTGGTAGACGATAAAGTCAATTACCTGCTGGTGAAACCATATACACTAACCTGTAAGGATGAAAAGTATCTAGATGTGGTTGAAGGTGCGTTAGGTAAGAGATTCCAAAAGAAACTTAATCAACTTGGTACTGAAACATCTAATAAAGGAATCGCATGGTTACATGAATATGTAGATGCAGAAGGTAAGTTCAAGACCATGAGAATATTATCTGAACAGTGTATTCCAATCTGGAAAGATAATGACCATGAAGAACTTGCAGGATTTATTCGTTATTATGAAGTTGAAGTATATGAAGGTAAAACAAAGAAATATGTAATGAAGATAGAATATTGGACACCAGAGAATGTATTTTATTATGAAATGCAAGATGGTAAAGTTATACTGGATGCGGAAATGTATCTTGATGAAGAAAACGCATATGATGGCCATTTCAAAGTAGGAAACGAACCTGGTAACTGGGGAAGAGTTCCTTTTGTTCCTTTTAAGAACAATGACTTTGAATTACCTGACTTACAGTTTGTAAAAACATTGGTCGATAACTATGATCTAACAAGATCCGATGTAGCTAACCTCTTAGAAGATATTAAGAATGCAATTATTAAGCTAAAAGGGTATGGTGGTGAAGATTTAAGCCAGTTTATGCGTGACTTGGCATATTACAGAGCTATACTCTTAGATGATGATGGTGACGCAGATACAATGTCTCCTAATGTCAATATAGATGCTGCTGAAAAGCATTATGAATCACTTAAAAAAGATATATTTGACTTTGGCCAGGGCGTAGATAAAAACAGTGATAAGTTGGGTAATAGTCCTTCAGGTATCGCTTTAAAATTCATTTACTCAGGATTAGATCTCAAATGCAATGCATTAGAAGATAGTTTTAAATGGGCCTTTGAACAATTACTTTATTTTGTTAATTTATATCTAACTATTACAAAGCAGACAGTTTCAGATAAAGGAATTGAAATGGTTTTCAACAGGGATATAGCAATAAATGAATCACAAACAATCACAGATTGTCAGAATAGCACAGGCGTTATAAGCAACAAAACAATCATTTCTAATCATCCATGGGTAAATGATGTAGATGAAGAAATTAAGCAGATTGAAGAAGAAGCCAAGACAAGTGAGGTTGCTATGTTTGGTGATCCAATTGTAGAGTAGGTGATAAATCTTGAATGAGAATGATAAAGTATATTGGCAGAAACGTCAGGAACAAAAGTTTCTTGCTGGAGAAAAACAAATAAATATATACTATAAGGAACTTGAGAAATCTTTTGAACAGTCTAAGTTAGAAATACAGAATGTTATTAATACTTTTTATGGTAAATATGCAGATGCAAACGGGCTTTCCTTTTCAGCAGCACAAAGAGCATTGAGCAATGAAGAAATAAGTAACTTAAAGGTCTTTATTGCTAAAGTAAATGAGAACATGGGTAAGTATGACTTGGAAGTAACTAATATGTCTATTAAGGCAAGGATAACCCGATATCAGGCATTAGAAAAACAAATAGATTCATTACTTCAGCAATTATATGCGACAGAGTATGGATACAAGGGCACTGAAAAGCTTAAAGATTTATACAATGATGCATATTATAGGACTTGGTATAACGTTGATGTTTATAGTGGTTTTCATCAAGAATTCGCCCAGGTTAATGTAACTGGTGTTGAAGAACTAATAAATTACCCATTCAATGGTGCAAATTTTTCAAGTAGGCTTTGGAGACAAAAGGATCATATGCTCCTACAACTTAATGAATCAATAACAACGATGCTAGTTCAAGGTAAAAATCCAAACACTTTGTCAAAAGAATTTGCAAAGAAATTCGGAACGAAGAAATATGAGGCCTACCGGCTCTTGC